CCTCCCGGTCCTCTAAAGATACCCATAGACTGCTCCAGCTAAAGAAAACAAAATAAAGAAAAAGGGGGCCTAAGCGACCCCCGTAGAGTTCATTACTCAGCAATAGCGAGAACGAAACCAGCTTCAGGACGATAAACCTGAACACCGTACAGACAATCAGCCGTGTACAGAGTTGACAAGTATTCCTGCTTGTACTGGGTTTGTGAACGTACTGACTGCTGCTCTGCAAGAACGATAGCGTCCTTGTGGAACAAGAGTGCTGCACGAGTGTCGATAGATGACGCAGTGTTGTCTGCTGCAGCTTCAATAGTAGCGCAGTTAGCAGAAACGTATACGTCAACGCCGTACAAGTTACCGATAAGACCTGAGTTTACAGTGCTGCCTGAAACAAAGTCAGAAGACACGTAACGGTCAATGCCCATGATCGTGTTACGAACAGAAGGCGGGATAACGAGTACACGACTTTCCATTGGGACATTGTTGTCGTCCAACTTCTGGATCATGTTACGGAAGAAAGCATCAGTAAACACGTCACTTGCGTCCATTGTGTCGTCAGTGTACTGAGTTGTCGTACCGTTGTCGTTGAAGAAAGCACCAGTGTGCTGATAGTCCGTAGGGGCTGCTCCAAACACTACTGCACCACCATCGCCAAAACCAGTACCACAAGAGTGGAGGTCATTGTCGATCTTGGTAGCCAGTGCATAGCCAGCGTCTTCGGTGTAGAACTGTCGCAGAGAAGACAGAGCCTGTACTTCTACGATGTCCTCAATCAAACGTGAGTACTCAAAGTGACGATCAACAGTTACTTGCAACTCAGTTTCAAGGTTAGCTTGAATCGTAACTGCTACAGCTTCTGCCTTAGCAGATGCAGCACCACGGATGGGCTTAGGAATGTGAATAACGTCACCTTTCTTGCCAGACATAGCGAGACGCTTGACAAGAGGAGCCATCTTCAAGTTCTTTTGGTAAGCAGCGATTACTTCATCGCTCCAGATTTCTGGGATAAAAGTCCCAGCAGCGGTTTTGTCTACTACAGCATTAGCTGTAAAATAGGCACCAGAAGTTTCATTAGCCATTGTAATTCTCCTTTAGGCTATCGAACCCGACCCTCTGAGTACGCTTTAAGTAGTTCGTCCGACATGGACTGATAGCGCTCTGGGTCGGTTCTCATAAGTTTAATAATGTCAGCACGACGATAAACTTTACGACGAGATCCTTCTGCTGTTCCGCGAGCGTTGCCTGTGTTAGCTGACTTTACTTGACTCTTACGGGCTGCTCGTTCTGCTTGTGCAGTCTGTTGAACTACTTGGTTCCTTTCTTTCCAAAGGCTAAATAGTTCGTGTGCAGCGTCGTAATCGTATGCTTGGTCAGCCTGAACAAACAACTGTGTTCGGACTTTTGACCCTTTGATCCACTCAGCAAACTTAGGGTCTTGCAGTATCTGTTCCATCTCAGGATGAGAGGACTTGAGTTGTGCAAGAGTAGCCTGTTGTTTGTACTGTTGTGTGTAAGCCTGTGCTTCTTTGATCTTAGGGTGGTTGTCTATAGCTCTACTAACAGCGGTCTTAGGATCGACAAAGAAATCTACATCGTCATCATCTTGTTGTTGCTGTTGTTGAGGTGCTTGTTGGACTGAGAGTTGTGTATGGATGTAATCATCAACAACTTTACGTAACTCGCCAACTTCCGTACTCTGTTTGCCTGAAAACTTCTCAAGCTCTTGGTGCATCTGTACGAGGTCTTCAACAGATTTACCTTGGTACTTTTCTGGAACTTCGGGCTGCTGAGGTTGTTCCTCTTTAGGAGTCTCTACAGTATCTTGTGTGTCGAGTTGGTCTGTTGCTTCTAATTCTTCTTCCTTACGCTCATCAATTAATGTTGCTCGTGACATTCTAAACTTACCCCGCCTATTATTATTATTAGGTTATGGAGGATTAAATGGGAGTTGGCCTATGAGGTTTCCCGCGTGGTTTGCCCAGCCTTCTCATGTTCACGTACCCACTTCATGTGCCTACCGGGGAAATCCCCAGAAGCACCGTCGAGTATGTGTTGAGTTGCTGATACAATCTTTGTAGCGTTAGCACCACACCCGCACCTACTGGATGTAGTACCTGATTCTACAAATTCTTCAAAGGTATGTCCGTTAGTACAACGAAAGTCAAATACTTTAATCATCTTCTTCTGGAGGCTTAGATGCCTCTTCGTAATTAGTTTTAACGATAGTTTCCATATTAATTAAGTGGGCTAATATGTTTAGTTGTCCCTTACGAAAGAACATATCGTTAGCATCTTTAGCTGCTTCTATACTGTTAATCTGTAAAGCATTGTTGCCAAAGTCTTGCACAAGTTGCTTCCAGCCATCAGTAATAAAAAGACTAAAGTATGCGTCGTAGTACTGCTGTGTTTCTTGATCCATCTTGAGGCCTCTTGGGTTGTCTCTGTTGTATTAAGT